ACATTCAGTTTTATTGCCACATTTGAAGTATCAGGAGCGCAACGAACATGACCTACTTAGAACTTGTTAACGATGTGTTAGTTCGCTTGCGTGAAAGCACAGTCTCTACTGTTGGCGAAACAACCTATTCTTCTTTGATTGGCAAGTTTGTCAATGATGCTAAACGTCAGATTGAAGATTCCTATAATTGGAATGTCTTAGGACAAACAATTACAGTTAGTACTACTTCTGGTACAAGTTCCTACTCATTAACAGGTGCGGGTCAGAAGTTCCGTGTTAATGACGCTATTAACACTACCAGTGTTATAACATTAGATAACACCACGACTGCGGACATGAACCGCAAGTTGAACTTTGGTACACCTTCACAGTCTATTCCTTCAGAGTTTTGCTTTAGTGGTGTAGATGGTAGTGGCGACACAAAGGTTGACCTGTTTCCTGTTCCTGATGGTGTTTATACACTGAAGTTTGATTTGACCATCCCACAGGCTAATCTGTCTGCTGATGGCACATCTGTGAAGGTCTTGGACTATTTGGTGAGTCAAAGTGCTTATGCAAGAGCTTTGATTGAGCGTGGTGAAGATGGTGGAACAAACTCTTCCGAGGCTTATGCCTTGTTTAGAGGAATGCTCTCTGACGCTATTGCACTAGAAAGCACTCGTTATCCTGAAGACAACTTTGTGGCGGTCTAATGGCAGCACAACTTCAAAGTTACAGTCTCTCAGCACCAGGCTTTTATGGCCTGAATACTGAAGATTCTCCCCTTGATTTAGGGGCTGGCTTTGCTTTGGTTGCAACTAACTGCATCTTGGATCAGTATGGTCGTATTGGTGCTAGAAAAGGTTGGTCAAGGGTTAATCCCTCCTCTGGCAATCTAGGTGCTAACGATGTTGGTGTAATCCATGAGTTAGTGCAGAACGATGGAACTCTTACAGTTCTATTCGCTGGCAACAACAAGATATTCAAACTTGGTACTGCTAATGCGGTAACTGAGTTGACCTATGGTGGTGGCGGTACTGCTCCTACTATTACTGCAAATAACTGGCAGACTGCATCGTTAAATGGCATTGCATACTTCTTTCAAACAGGTCACGATCCACTGATTTATGACCCCGCAGTAAGTACAACTACTTATCGCAGAGTCTCTGAGAAGTCAGGCTATGTTGCTACTGTTCCTCAAGCAAACATTGCTATTTCAGCATTTGGTCGTTTGTGGGTGGCTAATACCTCTACTGACAAAGTAACAGTTACCTTCTCTGATCTGATTGCAGGTCATGTATGGGGTGGTGGCACTTCTGGCTCATTGGATGTATCCCGTGTATGGCCTAATGGTGCTGATGAAGTGATGGGCTTGGCAGCGCACAATGATTTCTTATTTATCTTTGGTAAACGACAGATTCTTGTCTATTCTGGTGCTTCAACACCCGCATCTCTTGTTTTGAGCGACACAGTAGGCTCTATTGGGTGTATCGCTAGAGATACCATACAAAGTATTGGTACTGACGTTGTTTTCTTGTCAGACTCAGGTGTTCGTTCATTGATGAGGACGATTCAAGAGAAGTCTGCTCCTTTGCGAGACTTATCCAAAAATGTTCGTTTTGACCTGAATTCAGCATTGTCAAGCGAGACATTGGCTAATTTGAAGTCTGTTTATTCAGAAAAAGAAGCCTTTTATTTGCTTGTTTTACCAACAACATTCCAAGTTTACTGTTTTGATACCAAGCAATCTTTGCAAGATGGGGCTTCCCGTGTAACCAAATGGGACTCAATTAATCCTACTGCCTTGCGTTCTTTGCGTAATGGTGACTTGTACATTGGCAAGAATGGCTACATTGGTAAGTATGGAACTTATCTTGATGACACCAATACGTACCGATTTGCGTACTACACCAATAATGCTGACTTGGGAAACCCTAACCAGATTTCTATTCTAAAGTCTGTAACTGCCATTGTGATTGGTGGATCAAATCAGTTTCTAACGATCAATTGGGGTTTTGATTACTCTGGTTCTTATCGTGCTGAGAACGTCTATATCCCTACAACATCCAGTTATGAGTATGGGACTGCTGAGTACAACATTGCTGAATACACAAGTGGTGTGCCAATTAGGACGCTAACAGCAAATGCTTCTGGTGCGGGAAAGATTGTTCAAACTGGTTATGAAACAACGATTAACAATGTTTCATTGTCTCTTCAAAAGATTGAAATTCAAGCCAAAGATGGCAAAATAGGGTAAATCATGTCAAATTACACCAAAACAACCAATTTCGCTTCTAAAGACAACCTGTCTCCTGGCAATCCTTTAAAGATTGTTAAGGGTACAGAGATTGATACTGAATTTAACAATATTCAGACTGCTGTTGCAACAAAGACAGATAACTCTGCCGCCAACATTACTGGTGGTTCAATTACTGGTATTACAGATTTAGCGGTTGCTGATGGCGGTACAGGTGCTTCTACGGCTACTGCTGCTTTGAACAACCTCTTGCCTAGCCAAACAAGCAATGCAAACAAGTATCTTCAGACTGATGGCACAAATGCTACGTGGGATGCAGTAAGCCTTTCTACTGCTGATATTACTGGAACTCTACCCGTAGCTAATGGTGGTACTGGTGTAACTTCATCTACTGGCACAGGCTCTGTTGTTCTGTCAAACAGTCCTACTTTGGTGACTCCCGCATTGGGGACTCCTGCTTCTGGTGTGGCAACTAACTTAACTGGTCTGCCTTTAACTACTGGTGTGACAGGCACTTTGCCCGTGGCTAATGGCGGTACAGGTATTACATCCTTGGGTACTGGTGTAGCTACCTTCTTGGGTACACCATCATCTGCTAACTTGGCTTCTGCCGTAACAGATGAAACAGGATCAGGTGCTTTGGTGTTTGCCAATAGCCCTACTCTAGTAACTCCCGCTTTGGGTACACCATCAGCCTTGGTAGGCACAAACATCACAGGCACTGCCTCTGGTCTAACCGCAGGTAACGTAACCACTAACGCTAACTTAACAGGTGCAGTTACTTCTGTTGGCAATGCAACATCTTTGGGTTCATTTAGTTCCTCTAATCTTGCAGGTGCTTTGACAGACGAAACAGGAACAGGGTCAGCAGTATTTGCTACCTCTCCTACCTTAGTAACACCTATCCTTGGAACACCTACTAGCGCAACTTTAACAAACGCTACAGGTCTTCCTATTGCTACAGGTGTATCAGGTTTAGGAACTGGTATTGCAACGGCTCTAGCGGTCAATACAGGCTCATCTGGTGCGCCTGTCATCAATGGTGGTGTTCTTGGAACTCCATCTAGCGGTACTTTAACAAACGCAACTGGTTTGCCCCTGACAACTGGAGTGACAGGAACTTTACCTACTGCAAATGGCGGTACAAACCTAACATCATTCACATCAGGCGGTGTGGTTTACGCATCTAGTTCTAGTGCATTGGCTACTGGCTCTGCGCTGAGTTTTGATGGTACTAATTTAGGTATTGGTACAAGTTCGCCTTCTTACAAGTTGCAAGTTGTAAAACCATCTGCGGGTATTACAGCAAGATTTACAGATGGCGATGGCATAACTGACGTTTACGGCTACGGCTTAGAAATCACACGAAGCGTTGCTTACATTAAAGGTAGTAGTGCTTTGCACCTTGGTTCTGCGGCTGGCTACTCTGCCGTTGTTCTTGACTCCTCAGGCAATCTAGGCTTGGGAGTTACTCCGAGTGCTTGGATTTCTTCATATCGTGCTTTTAGCCTAGGTTATTCAAGTAACGGAATGTTTTCAGGAGGAAATACGCAATTAGGCTTAACTCAAAATGCCTATCTTGATTCTGGTGTGAGTTGGAGGTACACAACTTCTAATCCAGCAAGTCAGTACATTCAAATAAATAGCGCACATCAATGGTTCACAGCCGCATCAGGCACAGCAGGAAACGCTATCACCTTTACTCAGGCGATGACTCTAAATGCGTCTGGAAATTTATTAGTTGGCAGTACATCAGATGCTGGTGGTCGTTTTCAAATGCAAGGCAACTATGCCCGACTAACAGATGGTACTTATACAGGCTTGCTTGGTAAAGGAAATGACCTTGTTGGTACTGGTGGCGCAAGTGATTTTGCTATTCGCACAGATGGAGCAATTTTGTTTGCTTATGGTGGCACAGAACGAGCCAGAATAACATCTGGCGGTGAATTTATGGTAAACACTTCAAGTGTTTTAGGTGGAGTTACTGCAAACCTATCTCTTTACAGTTCTGATTTACAAAATATAAATTGTAGTGTCATGAAAAATGGCACAAACAATACTGCTGGTGCTTACATACGTTTTGTTAATAGTTCTGATGCAACCATTGGTTCAGTTACTCAAAACACATCAACAAGTGTTCTTTATAACGTCACATCAGACCAACGTCTAAAAGAAAACATTCAAGATGCAGATTCAGCATCTAGTTTGATTGACTCTTTGCAAGTGCGTAAGTTTGATTGGAAGTCTGACAGTACACATCAGCGTTATGGTTTTGTGGCTCAAGAACTTGTGATTGTTGCACCAGAAGCAGTACATCAACCAGTTGACACAGAAGAAATGATGGCTGTGGACTACTCCAAACTTGTGCCAATGTTGGTCAAGGAAATTCAATCACTACGTCAGCGTCTTTCTGCCGCTAATCTTTAAAAGGAAAATATCATGGCTATGGTTAACACTTGGAAAATTACCCAAACCGACTATCTCACCGCAGATGGTTTCATTTCTACAGCCCACTGGACTGCTACTGCGGTTGATGGAGACTACACAGCCTCCATCTACTCCACAGCATCTTGGCAAGCAGGAACACCCACAATACCCTATGCCTCAGTTACTGAAGCTGAAGTATTGAATTGGGTATGGGAATCGGTTGATAAACAAGCCACTGAAGATGCTCTGGCGGCTAATATTGCTTTGCAGAAGAACCCTGTTACTGCTTCTGGCACACCTTGGGGTGAAGCATGAAGCTAGAGTTAGACGTTAACGAAGTGCAATTCATTATGAATGTGCTTGGTCAATTACCAACAAGTTCCAACGCCTATGTGCTTTGGAAAAAAATAGAAGAACAAGCAATAGCGCAAGTTCCTAAAGAAGC